ACGCAAAAGGCTAAGTTTAAGCCGATAATGCGCTGGTAATTTTCAAAGCTGCGGCACAGGATTTTTGTGTCACCTTGCGGCAGATGCAGTAAATATTCTGGAAGTGGAGATGATCTAAACGTATGCGGGATCTCGTAGGCCTCTAAAAAATTATCAAAATCATTTAACCAAATGTCACGGATCAGCGGTCCAGTGGGCTCCATAACACAGCCCACATAGCCCTGATTAGCAATCGCGAGTGATACAACTTTCGCCGCCAGGCTTCTCGTTTTGCCTGCACCGTAGCCCGCAGAGATCGCAAGGATTTGCGAGTCTTCATCGTCAACGAACGCTAGTTGGCCTGGATGCAAGTCTGCCTTGATTCGCGCCAACAGTGCGTCAGTGTCTAAACCTGAGGCATCACCTAGGACGTGACCGATCGGTGCAGCATTAAGGATGCTCAACGGTCAAACGCGTCATAAGACTTCCGCAGACACGCCTCACGCAACTGAGAGCGCTTTTCATCAATCAGATGCATACTGCTGACGTGGCAGTGTGAGCTGACACCATCAAGGCTCATCCACACGCGGTACATGTCAGTTTCAGGCAGGTGCTCATACCAGAATTTCTCGTCAGTCACGAACACAGCTGAGCCAGCTTGGCAGCGGTATTGATTGCGCCTAATGCTATGTGATATTGCCCAGCACGCCTTGCCTCCATCTGCAATGTTGAGCACTGTGACAACAGATCAGCAATCATCTGCGGGCGTTCAATGTCCCAATCAGCCTTGAGCTGATCACGGGCCATTTTGAGGTAGCGGTCACAGGAACTGGCTTTGACCCCCCAGTTTTCTTCTGCGTAGCGAAGGCAGTCAGACCGACGGCCACCGTTAGCAATGATGCGTGCGAAGCGTTTTGCACGTTCAACTGCTTGGCCCTGGTATGAGTTGCGTGCTGCCATCAAAAGTTATCCTCCTGTTCAAAGTGTGCCTCAGATGGTTGACATACGGCGGTGTTGCCGGTGAAGTCTTCCCAGCGCTTGACGATGACATCGCAGTAGGCGGGGTCGAGTTCCATGAGGCGTGCTTTGCGGTGGATGCGTTCGGCGGCGATCATCGTGGTGCCGGAGCCACCGAAGGAATCGAGAACGATGTCACCCTGCTTGGTGGAATTGTTGAGCTGGTACTGAAAAAGGTCTACCGGCTTCATGGTGGGGTGCTCGCCGTTGCGGGACGGCTTGTCGAATTCGAGAACAGTGGTTTGTTTGCGGTCTGAATTCCAAAAGTGACTAGCGCCTTCGACCCAGCCGTAAAGGCAGGGTTCGTGCTTCCACTGGTAGTCCTGCCGTCCCATGACGAGGGATGACTTGACCCAGATCAGGCATTGACGAATTTGCCAGCCGATGTCGTGGGCTGCCCCTCGGAAGTTGTAACCCTCGGAGTCGGCGTGCCAGATGTAGAAAGCAGCGCCAGGGCGAAGAGCGGTGGCAGCGGTGGCGTAGACATCGCGGAGGAACTGGCGGAAGTCGCCGTCTGCCATGTTGTCGTTCTGGATCTTTAGTCCGGTGCCGCCTTCGTAGTTGACGTTGTACGGCGGATCGGTGAGCCAAAGGTCAGCCTGCTTGCCATCCATCAAGCGCTCCATGTGCTGCGGGTTGGTGCTGTCACCGCAAAGCAAGCGATGGTTGCCGAGGATCCAGAGATCGCCTGGTTTGGTGATTGGTTCTTCTGGTGCCTCGGGAACGTCGTCAGCATCCGTCAGCCCTTCAGCAGGTAGCTGTTCAACCTCACCGATGATTTCGGCTAGGTCATCTTCTTCAAACCATGGAGTGATGTCTTGCTCTTCACTGAGCTGCTTGAGCATGTCCGCATCCCAGTCGGATAGGTCGCTGGTGCGGTTGTCGGCTAAAGCAAGACCAACCTTTTCTTCTTCCGACAAGCCGGTGCGCTTAACGGCAATGATCTCTGTGCCATCTGTTTCAATGACGCGCAGATTTTTGATGCCCGCCGCTTTAGCACCTTCAATTGTGCCGTTGCCTGCAAGGATGCGGTTATCTTCGTCAATGACGATGCTACGGGCAGCACCATAGCGTTCAAGTGATTCTTTGATCAAAGAAGCAGATCGATCTGTACGCTTGCGGGCGTTTTTATGATCTGACTTGAGATCTTTGATGCTGGTCACACAGATTTTACATCTGCAGAAAGAATAGCAGGTTTTGTTACAGTTTCAGCTTTTGTGCCTCTTTGTGCAGGCATTCAAGGAAGTTTTTCCGATTGCTCAAAATATAACAGTTTTCGTTTTCGGTCAAAAAATTGTGTTTGTAGCGATGTTGCAGGTCAGCAGTTGTTTGGTGGATTTCATGTGGTTGGATGGTCTCTTGATATGGTCCAACCGTCAGCAATACGAACCCAGAGGATAGGTTTCGGATTTTTGGCGTTGGCGAAAGCTTGTTGGAGTCTTGCGTCATGATCTGCGATGGCTTGACGGATGTTGCTTTCTTCAGCTTGGCGAAGGTGTTGTTGCTTGTCCATGATGATTGAGAAAATTTGATGCCGGGAGATAGATCGCGACTCGCCACGCGCCCTGCTTTTCCGTTTGCACACGGTGTTGTATGGCTTTCAGCCGCGGACCAAACGGCATCGGGCTTCCCGGCAGTGATTTAACCGAAACCCTTCTGTTCTCGTTTTACGCGAGTCTGCCTTATTTTTTTAGCGGCGTTTTTGATGGCGCCTTTAGTCTTAAAACTTTTGGGGTCTTGGAGAAAAGTTTCACCTGCAGCACCAATATTGCAAGCATCAGCACCTGACTTTGAACGAAGGCAACCTGCGTGTGGAATTCGGTGGTTGTAAAGGTTTGCCATGATCAAAAAGGCAGAGTTTCTACGGTGACCTGAGAATCATTGAAGCCGCATAACACGGCGTCGTCAAGAAGCTGTTTCAGCTCGTCATCGTTGTCTGCGTCTTGATACCAGTCAGGCGTGGTGACGCGGTAGCTTGGACGATGTGAGGCTTCGTATTGAGCGTCTAAGCGTGCTTCGTATTGTTGGCGTGCTTCGTACTGAAGCAGTGATTCGTGATGGTAGTACATGAGTTTGCCTCTTAGCGGTAATTGGTAAAGAGGGGCGAAGCCCTCAGCGGTGATCAATCAACGTAAAGAGGCACTTCACCCATTTCAACAGCAAAGGCTGAAGGCTCTGGGCGACGTGGATTCGTGTAACCGCGCTTGTTACCCATGCGCAGAGCAAGACTCCACTGCTTGCGGCCTTTCTCAACGGTAAGCTGCATGGTTTCGGTGATGGCACCAAAGCAGTTGACGAACTTGATCAAGCAGGTGTCATCAGAGACCTCAAAGATGAAGTTGTTAAGGCCGTCGGTCAGAGTGTGAGTTGCGGTTGTCATTTGTTTGAAATGCGGTGCGGTCTCCCGCTTGATCAATAGTATGGCATACCACTCGCAGAAGTGCAAGCGCTAAGTCGGGTCAATGAGCTGATCGATGTACCAGCGTGCCTTAGCAAGCGACTCGTCTTGGCCTTTGTGCCGTTCACGCCAGGCGTACTTGAGCACGTTGCCCTTGCAGAAGCCGCGAAACTCTTCAGGCGTCAACGCCGCGCGAATGGCCGTGATGCATTCGAGGCTGCCTTGGTAGTGGTCAGGATGATTAACGTTGTCGAGCATAAAAAAAAAGGAGGCCGAAGCCTCCATGCCATGAACATTCGCCCCGTGCGTAACTTAGCCTGCTTTGCGCTGTTCTGCACGGGCTTCTTCATCAGCCTCAATAAGTTCGCTGGCGAGTTCTTGAAGGCTGCTGCCGCGGCGGTAGGTGATGATCAGGTCATCCCACATGCCTTCAAAGTCGTCACGGCGACCGTAATCAGCGATGATCAGTCCGAGTGCTAGTGAGTCGTTCATTCCAGAGTTTGCGAAGTGGCGGGATCTCTCCCATACATATGATGGCATACCTGCGCGTGGTGTCAAGCACCTCACGCTAGGCAGTAGTTTCTGGCTGTGGTCTGAGAGACGCCCAACCGTTGTGCAATGACACGGTAGGTGCAGCCTGAAGCTCTCATGCGTTTAGCGTGCTGCTGCGGTGTTGCCGTGATGTAGAGCAGCAAGATCAGCGGCAGCGTGATCAGGCAGAGAATGATTGCGATGGTGTGCATGGTTCAACAATTGCAAGATGGTGTTTGTGTCTTTTGAAGGTTGACGGAAATACAACACGTTGAGTAAGCGGATCAAGGTTCTGCTCAGGCGTTTGCAGAGTCCACCATGAGTTCTCGCACCAGTCGCATTGACGGTTACGCAGAATCTGTCCGTCTTCGGTGTATTTGGTGTTTTTGACGCGATTAGAGCGCCTTTGACAGCTTGAGCACAACGGTGCTGGATAAAGCGTGCGTGTGCCCATGTTGATGAGTTGTGAATTGGGTGCCTCTGCAGCGGCGGACTGCTGAGGCGGTAGTTGATCCACCGGACCGCACACAGCGGCTACCCGACTTCACAGCAAGACAATAATTCAGCCGTGGCTGCGCGTCAAGAAAAAAAAGAGGCCCTTAGGCCTCTGTTTCACGCAACCGCTGCAGTAGCGAGTGCATCCGTTCGGTGCGCTGCAGCTGACGCTGTAGGCGTTCAGTGCTGCGCTGCTCCTGCTGCTTGATCAGAGCAGTGAGCTGATCAGTGATCTGCATAATTCAGTTGACGAGGTACAGCCGTCTCCGGCTCGACCATTATGGCATACCGATCAGTGTTCTGCCAGCGATCGGATCACAGCACTGACGATGCCTGCCATGGCAGTGCGCGGGATGCCGCTGTATGACCGTGCAGCAGCTTCCAAGGCATCAGCGTAAACCTGTGAGCCCTGCGGCAAACCTGCTAGTTGCAGCTTTTCACGCAATGCGCGTTGGCGAATCATTTCACCACGCGGCATACCAAGCTGCCTTGCTTGCCCGTCAAGAATTTCACGCTCTTGATCAGTCAGGTAAACCTTAAAGGGCTTTCTTGCCAACTTAGTCATAAATCGCAATCGTTTTGTTTAAAGTATTCCGCCAGAACCTGTTCAACAAAATGTGACCGAGGAATTTGCATTTTGCCGGAAACCTTGTCCACCTTATCAAACAGATCAACAGACAGGTAAACAGTTACGTCCCTTGCGGGAGCCTTGCGAAGACGTGGCATTAGAAATCAAATTCAGGATTAACTGCAGGAGCGAAATCGCGTGGTGATGGCGAAGCCTCAACGCGAACAGGCGGAGCAGGATCGCGCAGAAGGTTCACGTGAGGCTTGAGCTGCATGTCACGCAATTCTGGGACGACATGCCTGCTGAGTTCAGCTTGAAGACGGCAGTAGCCATCAGACGGGTGATCTAAGTGCTCAAGCGTCCACCAGTTGTTGTCGATTCCGCGTTGCAGAAGCTTGCGAACAGTAGCAGGGTCAAACACGATTAGAACAATCCCTCAAGGGCAGGATTGCTGGCGGGCGATAGTTGCTGCTGCTGCTGTAACGGCGGCAGAACAGCTTGAGCGTGAAAACGATCACCGCTGAGCATCCTGTCGCCCAGGTCGGGCTTCAAGCCCCAGTCAAACGCAGGTCGGCTGTCTCGCAAGCGATAGACGTAGGACAGCAGCTGCTGGTCAAGCGGTAGGTCTTTGTTTGGCGAAGGGTCCATGCGGTACTGAGCGCAGGCGTAAACGAACATCTCGTCAGTGACAGCGCGTTTGATGGCAGACGGAATCGTCATGTAGAGAAACGCGATCTCGTCGTCAGTGATTTTTTTGGCGTAGGGCGTGATGCTCGCGATAGCGCGAAGGCCCAGACGGAAGGTCTCGGATTTCATCAGAAGAGGTGAACGTCGTCTAAGGCTTCCCACTGCTCAGCGGTCCATTGCCGTGGAGGCGCTTGGGAGGCGCTGTGAGCGGGCTGAGGCCGCGGTTGGAATACATCACCCCAACCAGCGGCTATGGCGCGTTCTAAAGCCTCTTGGCGCTGCTGTGAAGGCCATTGCCGCAGTTTGTTGCAGATGCGGTTGAAGACGCGTTCAGAACGGGTGCCTTTCTTGCAAGCCCAGAACTCTGCGATCAGATCGGCGCTGCCTTGCAGCTCATCGGGCACGGCATGAGACGGCAGGCGTTTTGTCGTGAACCGATCTTTTTCCTGGTCTTCCCCCTTTATAGGGGTTTTAGTTCCTGGGTTCTTGTTCTTGGGTTCTTGTTCGTAGGTCGTTTTCGACCTAGGTAGGTAGGTCGTTTTCGACCTAGGTGTTAGGTCGTTTTCGACCTGGGTGGGTACGTAGGTCGTTTTCGACCTGGGTCGTTTTCGACCTAGGTTTGTCTCGCCTTGAGGTTCCACTAAGACGGAATAGACCGTGGTTTTGCCAGGTCGCGCCTTGCCGACAAGCCATCCGTTGTCCTTGAGCCACAACAGTGAACGTTGGACGACCTTGCGGCTTACTCCCGTTTCTCGATGGATTGTCTCAAGACTTGTCCAGCAACCTTGATCGCTTGCGAAGCCATGTCGATGCACAACGGCATAAACCGCCCAGACCGCTGGGTTCTGCGTGGCATCCATCAAGCCATAGGGGACAATTGCAAATCCTGAGGCGGTGATCTTGTGCGGCATATCTCTCAACCGTTAGGCGTCACGCCACGAACATCGAGAATTTCTGGATGCTGCCCAAGCGCGAACTGCAGCAGGTAGTTCACCCAAGCAGTGCGGCTCATGCCTATCGGCTTTCGCTTATCAAGTGCTGCAACAATCCTTTCATCAATCAAAATTTTTGCCGACTCTGGATCCGGTTTGGGCATGTTGTGGGGTTGCTTTGCAGGCAGATTGTGCCCATAGTGGCCCTGTATTGCAACCACTTTGAACGGATCCCATGCGACCCATTGAGGGACTGGAGTTTTACGAGCAGTGGCATCGCTACCGGCTGCACGGCGAATGGCTGAATCACTCCGTCACGCAGGTGCTGAGCCACGACATGCCGCCAGAGAAGATGGCGATGATCATGCGCTACAAAGACGGTCCGGACGGTTGGGCGGCAAGAGGTAACGCGTGCCACAAGGCGCTTGAAACTCACCTAAGCGGCGAGGGGATTATTTTCGACAACAAATGGGCGCCATGGATTGACCCGCTGCTTGACTGCTCGCTGTTTCAAGGCGCAGAGGTTTTAGCCCTTGAACACAGGCTTTGCGACGAAAAAAAATCACTTGGCGGATCCTTTGACTTCTTGCTGCGTAACACAGAAGGCAAGGTTGTACTTGGCGACCTAAAGACCGTCAGCAAAAAACCTGCGGTCAAGCGCCGGGAGCCTGCAACGAAACAGCTTGGCGCGTACGTTTCAATGCTGAATTTGCATTACCCGCTCTTGTTTGTCGATCAATGCGTGACGGTTGTCAGCGGTCCAGGCGAATGCAAGGTCTTAGAAGAAGACCCGAATAACTGCCTTGGACAGTGGGTCGATGCCTGGGATTATTTTCAAATGACCCTTGAAGACTGGTGAAAATTCGCTATGGTGCAACCGATAACCACCTTCAGGCGGTATCGATCGTCCGTTGCCCGGAAAGCCAGCGGTGAGAAGGTGTCAGCGCGTGAGCGGCCTTCAGCTTTCCAATTTTTAGATGAACTGGACCAAGCTGCTTAAGCCTGAGAACGGTGGACCTGGCGAGTCACCAGGCAGAGAAAATGCTGTTAGGCAGGCGCTTGAGGCGGTTGCTGAGCGCAAGCGCTTGAAGCTTGAGGTGCAGAAGCTCAAGGATCAGAAAAAACGACGCAGGAAGACTTGACATCTTGCCACGGGCATACCAAAATCGGCCAAGTCGATCAAGCTTCGTGCACCAATTGAATTTTGACCCAACGCGGCTGTCGCCACGAGCGAACGCGATCATCTGGACTGTTTTTGCAGTGCTGCTTGGCGGTGCAGCGTTTTATAGCGTCACGACCACGCTTGATGACATGACACAGCGCGACTGCGCTGCAGGCATCCAAAAGGCTTGTGAGGTACTGCAAAAATGAATCCTTCTAAGGAGTTGCGCTGGCTTAAAGACCGCCTCAAAAAAAGACAGAAGCGCGACTCAAGCAGTCTTCATGTACGCAACACTAAATTGTCGCCTGAGACTATCCTTCGCTTGCAACTCTCAGAGAGTTTGCGGGAATCATTTCACGCAAAACCGTTCTGCTTCTTTGCTGCTGATCTTTATGTGGAATTAGCATTGGCGCTGCCACATGATCAACGCGATGTGATTTATCCAGTGCTAGATTTTCTTGGCCAAGCCAATGATGAAGCTTTTAACGCTTTTTGCATGATATCGGGATTAGCAAATGTAAATTTTGGCGAAGGCTTTAATCCTCTTTTTGCCAGAGAGGCGATTTTAAATTTTGCCAAGACGCCTGAGCTTCAGAAAGGATTCAAATTGTATGGGCAAGGCACAGGCAAACAAGAGATTGAACTAATTTGCGTAAGCCTTTTTGAAGGAGCAATTATCGGTTTTAGCCGACAATTAGGTGAGGCACGCAAGCATATAGACGAAAAAACATTTAATGCTATGGCTTATCAATTATTTGTGATGGGGGACCATATAGAAAGTTCAGCGTCTCTTGCCGCTGGTCACACTCTTTGCGACGCAGGAGATTTGGTTTTGCACTGGAAAGGCTCTGACAGCTTGAAGCCTGTAGACCGCGAACTGTGCTTGTCGCGTCGAGCCAGCGACGGGATGCTCTCCTTTTTTGAGCCTTTCGGAGAAAAAGCTCCATCGATCAGCTCAATTAAAAAACTTAGGGAGTTTGTGCGTTCGTATGATGGGCCAAAGATGCTGGGCGAAATTTCTCCACACCCAAAAGCTGAAAAACTATGCCGAGCCATTGGGCTTTCGGTCAGACACGGTTACGGTTTTTTAGAGCCTGCTTAAAAATTGGCAGACTGTAACGAATAGCACGGTCTGCAACCTTGAGTGAAAGTTTTACGATCAGGGTTGTAGGCCGTCCTGCACCACAAGGCAGTAAGCGCCACGTAGGTGGAGGCAGGTTTGTCGAAGCCTCAAAATACCTAAAGCCATGGCGAACAGCCGTTTCAACTGCCGCAAGGCGCTTGACACCTAGCGGCTGGCATACCAGAATGGGCATGTCGATGACTGTCACCTTTATCCTTGCTCGCCCAAAGTCACACTTTCGCTGCAACGGCAAACTCAAAGACACTGCACCACGGCGCTGCTTAGGGCGCATTGGCGACCTTGACAAGCTTGTGCGTGCCGTCTTTGATGCCTTGACAGGCATTGCCTACGACGACGATTCACAGGTCTTTGACCTTCATGCTGAACGTCGCTACGCCATCGGCTACGAAAAACCAGGAGCCATTATCACCGTCACCTCAATCAATGACTGAAATTCCCAACCTTGCGGGCGTTGCCAGTAAAGATCTAGTCGAACAAATCGGAGGCGGCAAATTTTCCGCTTCTTACATCAACTGGGCTCGCACCATCAACCTTTTGCATCAACATTCGCCAGGCTGGATGGTGAATTACGTCACCAATAGTGACGGCGGCTTGGTTCACAAAGCACCAGGGCTTGGCGGTTATTTGCTGATTGGCTTTGAACATGTTGACGGCACTGCAACGCCACCGCTGCCGCAGGCTGTCATGGATCATCGGAACAACCCGATCCCTTATGACAAAATCTCTGCTCGTGACATCACCGACACGCAACGTCGCGGCATGTGCATGGCTGCTGCTATGACCTTTGGGTTGGCCTATGAACTGTGGGCCAAGATGCCGCTTGAAAGCGGTTACGCAGCGCCTGAACCTGAACCTGAGACGACATCACGTCCGCCTAGCAAAACCATCAAAAAAACCGTTGAGCTTGACGCTGAGCCTGCGAAAGTGTCTGAGCCAGGCGAAGAGCCTCTCACCGAAGACGAAAAGAAGATTCTTCGCGGCTTAATCGTCGAAATACCAGAAGAATCACGCAAAGCTTTTCTTAAAAGATTTCGCAACCGCTTTGGACTTGAACCTGGCAGCAAAGTAGCGTACGCTATCACCAAGAAAAAGCACCAAGCTTTTATCCAATCATTGCTTCCGGAGTTCACTTGACTAGATGGCAGTTATCGAAATTACCCAAGCAGATCGCGACCGCAATCGCCGCAAGAATCATTTTCAAGTCCGGCTGGATGACGATCTAGCCAACAAGCTGCGACACTTCATGCAGAGTCGCGACTACAACGCCAACCAGGCGCTTTCCACAATCATCTCCCGTTTTTTCAAAAATGCCTGACTATCCCGCAGACGCCTTTACCTTTTACGGTAATTTCAACAAAGACAAAAAGACTGAAGGCGCCTACTGGTCTTCGATCGAAATGCCTGTTGAAGAGCTTCGCAAGCTTTTTGCTTGGGTCAAAAACACCGACAAGGTTGAAAACTTCCAAGGCAAAGAATGCGTCAAGGTTCGCGGCTCACTTCGTCCTAAAACCAGCGCAAACGGTAATGATTACCTGATGCTGATTCTTTCCGATGAAAAGCCTCGCAAAGAAGACGCTGTAGACAACGGGACTGACATTTTCTGATAGCTACCCTGAGGGCAGGCGTAGCAAATTCTGCGCCTGCTCTTCAAAGTAGCGCCATGCTGTTTGATGATTTCGTCTTTCCGGGAAATTATGAACTCAACCGAAAAGCTTACGAAATACAACAAAACACGCACTACATACTTGAAAGTCAATTAGTCACAAAACGTCGGGCGAAACGTAATTTTCGCCGTTCAATCCTTGAGGCCTGGAATAATCGTTGCGCTTACTGCGGCGACCATGGCGACACTTTGGATCACGTAAGGCCTAGAAGCAAGGGCGGTGAAACCAAGCGATCCAACCTTATCTGTTGTTGCGCCACGCACAACTCCAACAAAAGCTCACAGAATTGGGTGGAATGGTTCCGTGCTCAGCCTTTTTGGACGGCAGACAAGGAAGCGACAATTTGGATTTGGTTGTATCAGGATTTTGATTCTGAAGATTGGGCGCAAATTGCGAGCTGATACGGATTAGCCTGTTATTGTGATTGCGGCTTTTTTGTCTTCATGCAACCCGACGCCTTCAAAAGTTATCTGAACGCGATTGGGAACTACCCATTGCTGACAGCTGATCAAGAGATTCAGCTTTCTCGGCAAATTCAACGAATGCTTGAACTGAAAGAAGCTGACCGTGAGCTAAGTTCAACTGAACAGCGCCAAGTCAAAATTGGTGAACGTGCTAAAGAAAAACTGATCAAGTGCAACCTAAAGCTTGTTGTTCATATTGCAAAACGCTACACCAGGCGCCTTGTCAGCAACAACATGGAAACCCTTGATTTAGTGCAAGAAGGCAATATGGGCCTTGACCGTGCAGCCGAAAAGTTTGACGGCACACGCGGTTACAAATTCAGCACTTACGCTTACTGGTGGATCCGACAAGCGATTACACGCGCCATTGATACACATGAACGCGTCGTCCGCATTCCGGCCAATTCTCTAGAAAGGCTGTTCAAAGTTCTCAGGTTTCAACATGAGCATTTCACGACTACAAACCGCTACCCAACAATGGCCGAAATGGCTGAGCATGTTGAGATGAAAGAACCTGATTTGCGAATGTTGCTTGAGCGCTCAACACCGCATACCAGCTTGGACGTTTTAGCAAGAGACGAAGGCAGCAGGCTTTTGGATTTGATGGCCGACAAGTCTCATGTTGACGATGATTTTACTCCGTCAGAGACGAGAGAACGACACGATCAATTGCATGACGCTTTAGGTGCGTTGAACGAAAAACAACGCGTGATCATTGAAATGTACTATGGATTGAAAGATGGCAGAGAAGTCAGCCTAAAAGAGATTGGCGAAACATTAGGTTTGTCACGCGAAGTTGTGCGAAAGCACCGCGATCGCGGGCAACGCATTTTGCGTCAAAAATTTAGCCAGTCAATTGGAAGGCAAGAGCCGTTGCCACCAGCTACGCTCCCGGTCAGCGCACCTGTCAGCATCACTTACAGCAGGCGTTTCGAGAAGCTCTTCATCTAAGTCTTCAATAAAATCCTGAGTCTCAAGCTCTGTTATCCTGCCTACTGCTTGGTTTAACAAAATCTGCTGGTAGTGCGTTTGCTTGATCAACGAAAAACACAGCTCCGCAATCTCAGCATGGTCATCATGATGAAGGATGGCGCGAGCTTGACGCTCTAGCTGAAGTTCATCTTCAAGCGACATGTCAATCACCATCCAGTCGGCCCAACCCATTAGCGACACCTCTGAATGCGTTCCTCACAACTTAGCGTCATGCAACCACCAAAGCTAGAGCAATTTGAGACGAAACATGGAAAGATTTGGCGCATTACATGCGCTGGCATGATCAAAGAACACCGCCAAGAATGGCAGGCGCGATGTTTTTACCATCAGGCGGTGCTTATGTATGCCGGTCGTTTAGCCGACGAAGATTAGACGACGTTCGGCATCACGGTGTCGTGATTGTTGTAATGACCGGTCAACGCATACGACTTCAGCGGAATTGCAGACATGCGGAAAAACACCATCTGCCCAATTTTTAGATTTGGGTAGAGCGGCAGTGAATGATAGCGCCTTTCGTTTTTTAATTCAAGTGTGAGCTTGCTTCCGTGCCAACCTGGGTCACACCAGCCAGCAAGCATGTGGCCATAAAAATCGCGGGCACGGCTTGACTTGAGTACAAATTGTGCGCTGATGCTGTCCGGCAAATTGAACTGCTCAATTGTTTCAGCCAAGCAAACTTCGCCGGGCAGCAAAAGGTAGGGGTCATCCTCTGTTCTCTCTGAAATATCAATTCGCATCAGCTCTGGCTGATCGCGAACTTCAATCATCAAATTAAGGCCAAGACGCACGTCAAGGCTTGCGGGATTCAGTAGTTTTTCATCAAAAGGCCAAACCATTTGAGAAGCTTGGCAAAGGCTGCGGATTTCCCAATCAGCAAGAACAGACACGCGTCAAAATCAGATCTGCCAACGATACACCGGCAAACTTTATTTATCCAGTGACTGCAAAATTTTTCGTTCGTTTTCGTATGGTTTGCGTGCGTCTATGTAATCCTGCACATAAGGCGCCAGCCATTCCTGCGGTGGCCAACAGTTCTCCCAGTTCACCGGCTTGGCGCATTGCACAACAACTGTTGACCAAAATGCGACAAGGTACGACCACAGCCAATAAAAATCACCCATCATCAACAAGGATCAACCAACCAGATTTTTCGCCTTCAACCATCCAGCGTTTAAGGAACAGTGAGCGTGGCACCTCAATGTTCTTGCCGCCAGACGTTGTGTCGTGGCCACCGTAAAGCATGTTGGGCGTTCCCATCGGATCATGCAGAACAAAATGCTCTTTGCTAAATCCGACAACAACACTCCAATGACCGCAACCGCGTTCGTCACATATTGGAGGTTCGCCGCGTGATAAATCGCCACGATGCAGCCACCCAACAAGGACAGGCCGACCGCTGGCAATTTCCGCTTCTAACACAGCCTCATCACCGTCAGTGCGAAACTCTGCATTTAATTCAAGCTTTCGCAGCGCGTCAAGCTGAGCTGAAACTTCAATCGTGTCACCAAATTGCTCGCGCACTTTGCCATATTCTTCTGCTGTTTTGACAGCACCATGCAAAGCTGCGACCATCGCCGCAGAAGCGTCAAAACACCTGCGATACCCCTTGTCTAGGGACAACTGGTGAAAGTACGGCACGTAAGCACGTTGAGCGATGCCGCTTTCTTTCCAGGCTTCAAACCATGCTGCGTCTTCAGCCAACAGCTCTGATGGCATTGCATCTTCAAGCTCTTTGATCGCCGCCAATTGATGCGGCGTGCCTCGGAAAAACTCGAAAAATGGATGAAGACTCAAAGCCACGGCAAAACTGCTGAGCAGTCTGATCACTTCTCAACCCTAGTGGCTGGAAAGAGATTTGCCTCGACAAACGCTACAACTTTGTCGTCAACTGTGTTGCTGGTCTCTTCGCTGACTTTTTTCAAGCAATCGATCAGCAGCTTTTTGACGGCATCAGATTTGATGAACGCAAAAAGGATCGGACGCAAAAGCAAGATCATCGTGTCTTATCGCGATCAACTTGAGTCTAAGCACGTTTTTCGCGCACTTCCAACTGCGCGACCGAACGTTCAAGAGCGCCGATCCGATTAAACACTTCAGAGTCTTTGCTTTTGATGTCCGCGTGTAGCACGTCCAACCTGCCTGTCAGTGATTCAACCGCAGTGGCTAGCCTGACCAGAGATTCCCTGCTCTCTTGGCCTTGTTTTGACAGGCTTGAAATGCTTACGCCGGCAACAGTAATCGAAGCCCCAGCAACTGCAGCAAGGATCTCAACCACTGATCTAATCTAAAGTCTTCTCCATCATGGCCGATTCTTTGCAAGAGCAGGACCAGGAGCAACATTCAAGGCTTGGTGATTTTGTAAAGCTTGCAGTACTTGGTTGGAGCATGGCAATCCTGACCGCAAATTATCTTGGCGTGTTCAAGCAATCGCTAGACCCAACGTTTCCTGCATCACTCTTGACCGGCACCATGGCGGCCATGGGTGTCAACATCAGACAAAACAAGAAAAAAGAAGATCCTAAACTGAAACAAGCAGACGCTCCGAAATGAAACGCCTAGCCCTTGCTGCAGCTTTGGTCGTTGGCGTGCCTGTCAGCGCTCAAACCGTGACGCCACAGTTCACGCAAGGTTCGTACACCGCCACCACAACCACCAGCCAGACGATCACGGAAACAATTCAGCAACAGGTTTACGGATCTGCGCTAAAGACTTGGAGTGGTACTAATGTGACGCCAAGCGCCGACATCGCCGGAGCTGGTACGACATTCTCTGTCACCGACAACACTCAGCCTTGGCAACTAGAAACCACGACAAGGGCCGCCGGTTTGATCGAACAAATCGACACCACACGCACCATTACGACCGATTCGGTCACGGTTGGTCTAAGTGTCTTTTCGCAATAAACCTATGCCTTCACTTTGGCTTGACCGCTCCAGCAGCAGCAAAGGAAGGCGACGTTTACAGCACCGCTCAACCGCAAGCCGCTGCAACAAGCAACAACACAAACCAGTCGGTACAAATCAACCAGAGTGGCTCATCATCCCGTCAACAATTTGGAGCTGGCTTGTCGTGCAATGGAGCGACTTTTAACGTCACACCTTTTTATCTCGGTAACGACTCAATCAGCAGTAACTATCAGCGCAGCAACAATTGGGGTATTCAAGCCGGCGTGACAGTTCCGCTTGACGGAAGCATTACAGAAATGTGCAAGCAAATGGTTGAGCGCAAGCTTGAAAAAGAACGCCTTGACTACGAGCTGGTTCGCGCTTTGAAATGTGCCGAATTGATCGACAAAGGTTATACATTCAGACCTGACCATCCCTTATTTGTCGTCTGCGAACACGTTGTCTCCATCGAAGCTTGGCGTCTGACTCAACAAGATTCACCGACCGCACCACCTTTAATGCTGCCAACTTCTTTACCGCAGTCTTCATCACAGGTTTCAGAACTTTTGTCAGACGCTGAACCAGCGGACCAGCAGCCATCGTTGCCGCAACAGACGCCAGAGCAGCAACTCCAGCAGTTGCTGCAGCCGTGGTAAGCACCTCTTCTTTTGGCACGGTTAATTTGATGCTTGTGCCCGGTAGCGTGACCTTAGTCGTCTCTCGTATCGATGAAGTTTCTTCCGGGATACTTATCGCTGGCAGCGGTACTTGCACTTGGGTTTGTGGTTGGGGTTTTTCTGCCTGCGGCTTTGACCCCTCTTCTTTTTCGGCATCTTCTTCTGCAGCCTGCATCTGACGAATTTGTTCAGCAGATGGCAAAACCAATGGTTGATATGAAGGCAATGGTGCCGATGGCACCGGCAACGTCATGCGTTGAGGAACAGGCGGCAAAACCACAGGTTCCGGCAATTTTATCGCTGGAATGATTGGCGGCTCGCCCATAAAAAAGGCTCCCGCAAAGGAGCCTCGGTGTAGTGTGATTGCTTTTAGCTTAATCAGAACTTGTACTTCATGCCAGCCTTTGCACCGAAGGCGGCATCAGTGTCTTCAAACTTAGCAACAGACACTTCGCCGTAGAAGTCAAGCTTTTCTGGCAGGACAGGTGTAGAAAAACCTGTCTTACCAGAAAAACCGACCTCAGCGTCATCGCCATCAAGCATCTTGATCGAAGGGCCCAACTGTAGATAAAAAGCGTCCTGCTCATAACCTACGTGAGCGTCAAGCACTCCACCAAGAGAGTCGCTTCCGCTCCAGCCGTGGTTGTACTCTGGATTCAAGTAAAAACCACTAGCCATAGCGCTGCCAGCAGACAGTGCAAGTGCGCTAGTAGCACAAAAAAAGGGCTTAAGCATGTGGATAGGTAAAACCACTGAAATAATAGCTTGATTGTCACTCAAAAGGATCTGACTTGCCGGCCAGAATTCTGACCGCACGCTTGTAGTACCAGCTATCAGTCTTTCCTGCCTTTTCAAGAGCTAACTTGATCTTCATCCAGCTGGCTCTTGTTTCGGCATCCATTACTTACCTTGACCGCGTAGCATTTTTTTATTATGGCGTGGCCTGCTGTTTGTGCCATTCCCTTGACGGCTTTTTTTTGGTTTTCCAGGCTTAAACTCAACGCGAGCCAAGCCAGTGCGCGATTTTGCAGGCATCAGTCGTTATCGGAAATGTCGGCAAAGTTTAGGCCTTTGTATTTCAAAGCTAGACCTGTGTAGAGACCATGCTGCGGATGATCCTTGGCGTTGCGACCGTCGTGCGCGTATA